GCTACATCAATATCAGATGTTGCAGGTGATACGCTTAAAATACCTAACAGCGCTGCAATAGGTACAGTAGTAAGAATAACATGTTTAGCTTCAGGAGCTTCTAACGCTGCTGAAATATGGCTTGCTGAAGTATTTGGTGCTAGTACAGTAACAAACGTAGTATAGTAATATGGCTTTTAAAATGAAAACTATACCAGAGGTGCTTGGTTTTAATGCTGAGCACTCTGAGCAAAGATCTATAGTTTTCGAAAAAAAGCTACCAAAAAATGTTTGGGGTACTATCGATATGAACGGTGTTATAGAGATTAATAAAAACCTTAGCGCTAGACAAAAAGCAAAAGCAGTAATGCATGAGCGATTACACTTGCAACAAATACGCGATGGTGTTTTAAAGTTCGATAGAAATAACTACGAGTTCAAACCCAAGCATAGCAATAAAATGATTAAAGTGCCTACTAAATTAATAGACACTAGAAGACGTGATCTTCCTTGGGAAGTATCAGTAGAACAAAAACTAAAAGAAATATATAAACGTAAAAAATAAATATCATGCCAGGAAAACACGGAAACAAGCCTATGATGGCTCACGGAGATAAGCCAAAATCAGCAGGACTAAAAGCTTTAGCTGAAAAAAATCCAGAACTAGAGTACGTAGGAAAAGCTAAAATGATGGATATAAGAGCTAAAATGGCTATGCCTAAAAAAGATAGTCCTATGAATTTTAAAGCATTAGACTTTGAAATGGCTAAAGCTATGGATTATAATCAAGGTAAGCCTATGATGTACGGTGATAAACCTAAAATGGATCACGGACCTAAAATGTACGGTAAACCTAAAATGTACGGTAAACCTAAAATGGTTGGTGATAAAAAAAAAAAATTAGAAGCTAAAATAGAAAAAACTCAAAAAGAAGCTTTTGTTAGATCTAAATCAGAGTCTGAACAGTATGAGGAAAGTCGAAAAGAAAGAAGAGCTCAAAAAAAATTAAAAAGATTAAATAAAAGATTAGATAGAATAAACTAATAAATTAATTATGGCTACTAAGCGACCGACTTGGAAAGACTCTAAATATGCTGATGCAAAAGGTAAGTTTAAAAGCTTATCACCTACAGCACTAGCAACATGGCTTATTAAATCTAGGCGTGGAAATAAAAGAGCTATTATTGGTAGCTTAAACCAACAAATAGTATTTAATAGAAAGAAAAAACCTAGTTATGCTAAAAAAATGGTTACTACTAGAAATATAGTAAGTAAAAGACTAGGTACTAAAAAGAAAAAATGAAAAAGCCAGGCAAAACATACAGAGGTGTTTTAAAGGCAAGAATTAGTAAGTTATACGGTGGAGATGTAACTATAGCTAAAGCTAAAAAACTTAAAGCTAGAAAAACAGCTACATCAAGAGATAAACAACTAGCTAATTGGTTTATAAACATGCATAAAAAAAAGTAATATGAAAGTAAAAGCACCAAAAGGTTATCACTGGATGAAGTCTGGTAAAGGTATGCCTAAGCTAATGAAAAATCCTGCTGGCGGATATAAGCCACATAAAGGAGCTAGTCAGTCTTTTAATTTTCCAATGCAGAAAGTACATAAAAAATAATGCCTGCTAAAAGAAAACCAGATCCTAAAAAAGGTACTGGTAAAAAACCAAAAGGCAGTGGAAGACGTTTATATACTGATGAAAACCCAAAAGATACAGTAAGTATTAAGTTTAAAACCCCTGCAGATGCTAGAGCTACTGTAGCAAAAGTAAAAAGAATTAAAAAGCCATTTGCTAGAAAAATACAGATATTAACTGTGTTAGAGCAAAGAGCTAAAGTAGCTGGAAAACCTCAACAAGCAGCTATAGCTAAAAGAGGTAAAGAAGCTATAAGAAAAAAACACAAAGCCAAAAAATAAACCTGGCACGGGTAAGTGCAAACCAAATAATAACAATTAAACCAAAAACTATGACGTTTTATTATCAGACTCAATCGTGGTCTAGTCAACCGCAAATTTCCGATGAAACCAAACAATTATGGGAGCATGTATCTAAAAAAGCCAATTGGCGTATAGTACAGTTGCCTAATGGATTTTATCAAACCGAGTACCAAGACCCTAAAAAAGAGACTTGGATCGACGTTACTCGTCGAGAAACTATTGAAGGCGCTGAGCAAGCAATTGACAGTTCAGTTGAGCATTACACAAAAAAGCTTGACTATTTAAAAGGACCTAAAGTAGTTAAAACATTTAAGTAGTATTTTTAATTTAATCTAATTTAATCTAATGCAAAACTCACAAGAAATAGTGAAGCACTTAAATTTTGGCAGCGATGCTCAAGATAAAGTGTTCACTGGTATTACTAAACTCACAAAAGCCGTTAGCTCTACACTTGGAGCTAGCGGTAAATGTGTTATCCTGGAAGACTTCATGGGAAGACCTATGATTACAAAAGATGGTGTTACTGTAGCTAACTCAGTAAACCTTCATGATCCAGTTGAAAACATAGGTGCTACACTTATAAAAGAAGCAGCTAGAAAAACAGTTAGCGAAGCAGGTGACGGCACAACAACAGCTACAGTTCTTGCTCAAGCTATATTAAAAGAAGCTAAAGACTATAAAGGATCTTTACGTGATATTAAAAATGATATTAATAAAGCTTACGGACAAACTATAAAGTATTTAGATAAAGTGTCTATACCTGTTGAAGGTGAAATGATAGATCAAGTAGCAGCTATATCTTCAAACAACGATAAAGAACTTGGAGATATTATAGGCAAAGCATTTAAAAAAGTAGGTAAAAACGGTACGGTTTTTATGGATCCAGACGGTGCAGAACAAACAAGTGTTGAAGTTGTATCTGGTTCTCAGATAAATCAAGGTTTTGCTAACCCTAACTTTGTTACAGATGTTACTAAGCAAAACGTTACACTAGAAAAACCTCTAGTATTATTAGTATCATCACCTATAACTACTGTAAGAAAAATACAAACAGTATTAGAATATGCAGTAACAAATAACAGAAGCATACTTATAATTGGTGAGCTTGAAAAACAACCAATGAGTGCTTTAGTTATGAATAAAATTAAAGGTAATATTAAAGCTAATGTAGTTGCACCTCCAGGATTTAACTTCTGGAAAAAAGACTTTTTAGATGATATTGCTGCGGTAACAGGTGCTACTCATATAAATGAAGAGTACGGAGATGATGTAGATTTAATTACACCAGATATGCTTGGTCAATGTGAAAGAGCTATATCTGATAGTAAATCAACTGTACTTAAAGTATCTAGCATACCTGATGTTGCTAAAGAAAGAATTAAGACAATAGAAGATCAACTAAGTTCTAACGCGCCGAGTTTAAAAACCGAAAAACTACAAGAACGTTTAGGCGTTTTATCAGGAAATGTAGCGGTTATAACTGTGGGCGCAAACTCTGATGTAGAGTTAAAAGAAAAGAAAGATAGAGTTGACGATGCAATACACGCTACAAAAGCAGCTATAAAACAAGGTATAGTTTCAGGCGGTGGTGTTGCTCTTTTAAATGCTGCACAAAAGTTAAGTGGTAGTAATGAAGGTGAAAACATATTTATTAAAGCTATAAAAGCGCCTTATAAAACTATACTTAACAATGCAGGTTTAGAAAACATATCTGAGCCTGATAAAAAAGGTTGGGGTACAAATGTTGTTACTGGTAAATCAGCAAATATGATTAAATCTGGTATTATAGATCCAGTGCTAGTAACTAAAACGGCTTTAAAAAATGCCGTGTCTGTAGCAACTACAATATTATCAACTGATTGTGTAATCAATAATATGAGAGAGCAATGAAAGCAGTAGGATTATTTTTAGTTGTAGAAGAAATAAAAGAAAAACCTACTAAAACAAAAGGTGGTTTGCTTTTAACAGATAAAATAAAAGAAGATATTAGATACCGAAAAGGTATTATTAAATCTGCTGGAAGTTTAGTCGAAGGTGTTAAAGATGGTGATAATATATATTACGACAAAAACGCGGGCTTTAATGTAGAGGTAGATGATAAAATATTTTTAGTTATAAAACAGCATGACGTTGTTATAGTATTATGAGAAAGCTAGAAGCCAAAGATGTTAAAGATATTGGCTTATTTAAACATTATCGCATAGTTAGAAAATGGGCTTGTAAAAATAATAACTTAAATGATGCTGATCTAGAGCTTTTAATTTATTTTGATTGCATGGATCTTTTCACACGTCAAGACTTTTTAAATGGTACTTATACATATTCTTGGGATAAAAGAAGATGGCAAAGGCTAGTAAGAGAAGGTTGGATCGTTGTTTGGAGACATAAAAATAACACAACACAGAAATATAACTTGTATAAAACTTCGGTTAAGTGCAAGCTTTTAATAAACAAAATATATAGAATATTACTAGGTCAAGAAGATTTACCTACAAGCAAACAGCGTAATGTTATTATGCAAGGTAAAACATACACTGACAAAGTAATGAAAAAAGCAATAGAACTAATTAATAAAGACAAAACTCGATAAAAAAAAATTAAAATGGCATACGGAGATATTATACCCGCAGACGCAATGAGTGTTAACTCAGAATATAGAGAAAAAAATGGAGTAGAAACTGTAAATAGAGCTATACGTTTAAAAGACGCAAGTAGTTTAGGTGGTGGACCTGTAAATTACACAAGCAATACTTTAGATTTAGATAAAATTTTTGGTATTTCAGCCCAAAATAGAGCTGGTATATACGTAGGTACTCAAGGTAATTTATGTGTATTATTATCTGGTCAAAGTGATCCAATAACTTCAGGTTCAGCTACATCTACATCTAGCGCACAACTAGTAGACTCTACTAAAAACTATTCAGACTCAAGAGACTCAAGCGGAACTTTTGTACAACAAGGAGATATAGTTGTAAACACTACAGATAGCACTGCTGCTTTTGTAAGTAATGTAGACACATCGAACAACTTATTAGATTTAGTTGACGCAAGTAATAGCGCTTCAAATATAATGGCAAGTGGTGAAAATTATGAAATATACAGAGCTACATTGTTTCAAAACGTAGCAGCTGGATCTTTTTTACCAGTACAAGTTGATAGAGTATTTAATCTAGCTACAACAGCTGATGATATAATAGCAATATATTAAACCATGAGTTTATTAAAAATTAAAATACCTCATATATATTGGCGCAATGTGCGTAATCTTGTAGAAGAAGTTTTTAACTTAACATGCGATACTACAGAAATAAAATGTGATTCTACATTATTCTCGTGGGACGATACGATAATGTAAAAAAAATTAAAAAAAATAAAAAATAAAAAATGGCTGAAATACAAATAGTTAACATAGGCTCTTCTGCTAATGACGGTACCGGAGACACAATTAGAGCCGGTATGGACAAAGTTAACGACAACTTTGCAAATTTTAAAATAGAAGGTACTAATTTTACAGGTAGTGTACTTATAGG